TTTGCACAAAGTCGTGGAACAGTAGATTCTTACACTAAACAAGAAAGTGATGATTTACTTTTATTAAAAGCTGATAAAAGTGATACCTATACTAAAACAGAAACCGATAATAGCATTGAAACTGCAATTAATGGATTAATAAATGGAGCTTCTGATTTTCTTGATACATTTGGAGAAGTTCAAAATGTATTGGAAGTACTACAACAATCAATTATATTTAAAGAAACTACTTTAGATTTTGGATTAATAGGCACTAAATATAAACTATTTACTATAAGTGATAATGACTTAACTACTGGTAAAAAAATAGGAAATATAATCTATACACCTAAAAGCAATAAAATTTTAGGAGTAGTAAAAGAGTCTATTGATGATGATGAATTTGATTCTTTAGAATTTTCAATAAGAGAAATAAATGTTGGTAGTTTTAAGCTATTAGTTAAATCTAATGGTATAATAAACAATTATAAAACCATACAATACACAATAATATAAAAGGGAATAAATATGGCAACAATTCAAAATAATTTAGGCACAAATACTTTAGAGATTGATTCGGCTGGGAGTGCTTCAGTTAATGTAATGAATACTCCAGTAGTATCATTTAATAATAATGACTTTTCAAAAGATTCATTTGAAAGATTAAGAGTTTCACAACCAGTAGTTGTGTTTGAAGATTCTTTTGCAGCACTTTTACCAAATGCAAAAACAACAATTTGGGAAGCTTCGGCTACGGCATCAGGAACAGCAAACTTAACAGCTAACTTATATGGTACAGAACTAAATACATTATTAACTAATGGTTCTGGTTATTGGATTCAATCATACAATCATGTAAGATATGCACCTGGTATTTCTACACTATTTAGAATTACTTTTAACTTTAACCAATTTATAACATCGGTAAGGCAAAGAGTTGGAATGTTTACAGACCAAGGTACTTATCCTTCAAATGCTGGAGATGGTTTTTATTTGGAAGCAGACGGAAGCACAGTATCAGTAGTTAGAAGATATATGACAACGGGAACTGCTGGAGCAGAAGAAAGAATTAGTCAAGCAAATTGGAATATGGATAAACTTGATGGCACTGGACCAAGTGGTGTTAACTTAAATTGGACAAAAGCTCAACACTTTGTAGTTGAATACCAATGGTTAGGAGTTGGAACAATTAGATATGGATTTGAAACTGGACAAAATCAAGTAGTATGGTGTCATCAAATAATTTCAGTAAATGCCCTATCTCAATCTTGGTCAAGAACTGGAACATTACCAGTTAGGGCTGAAATATACTCAACAGGTGTTCTAGCAACTGCTGGAAAACTTACACTTATTAACTGTGTAGTTATTCACGAAGGTGATGTTGGTGATTTAAGAGGTTGGAAATACTTTGGTGGAAATAGTGGAGCTACTCCTAAAGTTGGTGGATTAGTTGCATCAACTTGGTATCCTGTAATGGGAATTAGGGCAGCAGCAACAAATGATTTAACTAAAAGAGCTAGAATACTACCTACCTCAATTACTTTTGCAGTAGCATCTGTGGCAACGGGGGCAACAGTCTTACAAGTTGGTTTAATGATGTTAGCTACACCTAATACAGGAGCAACTTATGCAGTAACTACTGGAGGGTCTGCTGCTGTTATAGATACAGCTGCAACTGCTGCAACTGCTGTTACTGGAACTCTAATTTGGACTGGACACATTCCTAATGTGGTTGGTGCTTATACTTTTGACTTAAAAACACTTAATGATAATATGAATGTTATTGGTACAGCTGCATCAGGGACTCAAGCAATAACTGGAGCAGGAAACTTAACATTGGTTGCTGGTGGAGTACAAACCTCAACAGTTGGGGCTGGAATTGTGGCTTCATTAAATTGGAAAGAATTAGTATAAAATAATGGCAAAAAAGCCTAAAACCCTAAGCCTACTTAAAACTCCACGAGCTGTGGAGCTAGAGTATTACAAGCAACTTAAACAATTAGCTAATGAAATGAAAAAAGATATTAATGAAACTATCTTACCTATTCTTGAAAATGTAAGTTTAGATTCTAAATATACTAAAGATGTTGGAGTAACGGATTTATTAAGTGCTTTAAATATCTTACAAGGTAAATACTCTAATACTTTTGCGTTTGCTACAAGAGTAGCTAATAGCGTAGTATCAAGATTGTTGAATATGGGTAATGATAAGTTTAGAAAGACTTTAGAAAGTGCATATGGCGTTGATGTAGGTCGTATGATTAATCAAAATAAGTTAAATGATTTAATAGCTTTACAAAGAAGAAAACAAGAGGTACTAATCAAGACTATTCCAGCTCAATTTTTTAGTCAAATAGAAATGATTATTCAAAACGGTGTAAGTGGAAATAAAACTTATAAAGCTATTGCAAATGAGATTAAGGGTATTAGTGGGATTAGTTCTGTTTATGGTAAATTGGATAATAGGGTTAAATTAATTGCAAGAAATGAAATAAGTACGATAAATGCAAACCTAAATAATGCTAGGGCTGAAAGTGCTGGAATAACTAGAGCTACTTGGCAGACCTCGGGAGATGAGCGTGTGAGAGGTATTAATCCAAAAGACAGTCAAGACCACGAAAGTTTAGATGGTGAAGAGTTTGATATAAAAGTTGGGTTAAGAGACCCAAGAAGTGGAGAGATGGTAACTCCTGGAAGTGCAATAAATTGTAGTTGTCAAGCTATTTATATTATTCCTGAAAACTAACCACTCATTCAAGAGTGGCTATACACATTATCAACAGTAGCTTTAAAATCTAAATCCGTATGATAATCTTTAATTGTTTGGATTATATATTGATGTAGCTCTTTTGGTATTTCTGCGATTAGGTCATTATAAATTAAATATTTTCCATCACTTGAGTATTCATTTCCACCATCAGAATAAAAATAATGTTCATCAAAATAAGTAATTTTTACTACCTCACCACTTGCACTTAAATAGTGATTTCCTACTTCTAATTTCATTTAGGCTCTCCAAAATATATTCTATAAGTGTCTTTAGGCTTCATCTTTTTAACATATATATTATTGTTTTCCCAATATAAAGTTATACCCTTTTCAAGTTCTTCTTTTTCATTTAATAAAGCGTTTATTGCTTTTTCAATAAAATCCATTCTAATCAAATCTTCCTTTTTGAATTCTAATGTTATTTTCATTTTGACTCCCAATCATTACAATTAAAATAATATGTGCTTATTTCATCTTTTTCAACCAATATTCTTCTTACACTACAATTTTTAGTTTTGCAACCCTCACAACTTCTATTTTCTAATGCTTCAAGTTCTTTTATAGCTTCATTAACATTAGAAAAGTCATGTATTGTAAAATTAATATCTATATTGTTTCTTTGAAATCTTGTATCAGGGTTATTTGCATATATTTTTTTTAATATCTCTAATGCTTTCACTTCCCACCTTCTAAATATTTAATATAAAACTCTTTAAGTGCCCGATACCTTCTTCGATACCCAATATCTTTATGCTTTTTATAGTTCAATAAAGTAGCGTGTGTTATGTTGTAGAATGTTGCTAGGTCTTTGTTTGATATTTTCATTCTAATCCTTTCTTTTCCCTAATTATAATTAAAATAGTTTTAAAGTAAACTTATATTTATTACAAATGCTATAATTTAAAAAAGGATAGTGATGGCTTATATAAAAATGACAGATGAAGAACTAAAAGCACTTGGAATAAATGGTCAAAATAGTGGATATTTAAATAAATCAACTGGATATTTCACTCAAAGTGGCTGGGAATTTATTAGTAAAAGCATTAATAATTTATCTAATCAAGTTATTTATTTATATAGTAATAATATCAATAGTGTGTTCTTAATAAGAAATGCTACAAATATAAATGACACTATTACACATAATCTATTCGAATTCTACAAGGAAGTTTAATGATACTATCAAATAACCAAGCAAACGATTTTAATACTAATTTGTATCAAGATGTTTTAGTCGCAAATGTATCTCAAATGGCTTCAGAAATATCAGGATTAAATAAATTAGACTTTGCAAAAAGAAGTTCATTTAATACAGTATTTGGTGAATCAGTTGTGGCATCAAGACAGAACAATATTAATATTCCATTTATTAGAAACAATGGAAACGCTGGTTTGGAGTCCAATTTAAAATCTACTGATTTTTTTCAAAGTGGAACAGCTATACAAAGCCATATTAACCAAACTGCTTATTTAGAAACTGGATTGAGTACTGGAATGGCTGAAATCAAGTCTAAAAATACAAATAGGTACATAACTGGACATATATCTGACCAGTTTTTTACATCTATTTATATCGGAAATGAATCAAGCGTTGATAGTGGAATAGGTTATGGAAGTATTAGGGGAAATGATTTTATAGGTTTTGGATATAAAGGACTAGATTTTGGAATATGGCTAAAACTAAGAGGTATTGAAACATTTATTAGTCAGAGTAGCTGGAATGAAAATACACTTTTAGGTGGTGATTTTATTTTAAATCCTACTAAAGAAAATATTATGAGTATCTCTTTTGGTTTTGCTATTGCAGATATATTGTTTTCCATAAAAAGCAACACGGGGTGGACATTAGTTCATAGACACACAACTGCTAATATAGATACTAAACCACACCTGAGTAATCCAACACAACCAATGAGTGAATTTATAAGAAGAAATAGTGGAAGTGGTAATAATATTAAAATAGGTACTTCATCTTGGAGTGCTGGAACAGTTGGAGAAAGAGCATCGGGGACTGGGGCTGATAAATTTCCTTATATTAAAAGAAGTCAAGTTTCAGTAGCTGGAAATACAGAAACAGTTTTATTATCAATTAGAAATAGATTAGAGTTTCCAATTGGCACTCCAAATACAGTAAGATTAAGATATGGAACACTTACATTTGTTTCAGATGGAACAAAATCAGTAGAATTTAATGTGTATATAAACGGTGTAAATGGGGCTGTCGGTACTTGGGGATATTACGATGAACAACTAAGCGTAAGTGAGATAAATATTGATAGCCCACTTGTATTAAATAATAGAACAATAGTTACGGGTGTATCAAAACCAAACGAACAAATAGGTGGAACATTTTTAAATAAAGTTGATAGAGATAGAATTAATCTTTTTGGAAGTGATGTTGTTATTGCTGCAAATGCTGGTGATATAATTACAATTACTGCTAAAAGTATAAACAATACTGTTATTGATTTTCAAATAAGATGGATTGAAGAATTTTAAAATAAAGGAAAATAAATTGAAAGTTATATTAAAAGATACTTTTCAAGACTTCACAAAACACATAGATGAAGATAGTGGATTCTTACATATTAATGGAGTAGTCGCAAGAACTGGTTTGCAACCCTACATAGGAGCAGAACTAGGAGATATGGAAAACCCAACAGTAGTATTTAATGTCTATCGTCCACGAGATGAAGTATTAAAAGAAGAGTCTTTATCTACTTATGCAAACGCTCCAATAACAGACGACCACCCTAATACATTCGTAACAGTTGATAATGCGACAGAACTTATAAAAGGTAGTGTAGCATCTTATGAAACTTATAACAAAGACGGGATTGATTATATCAAGGCTCAAATAGTTGTAACAGATAAAGACTTAATCAATAAAGTTATCAATGGAAAAATGGAGTTA